CTTACGGTCACGATCGGAGTTCCCTTGCGGTAGGCGCCGATTGTGCCGCCCTCGCCACTGTTCTGAGTCACCGCGACCGTGCGGGTGGAGTCGTAGACGTTGTCGAACTTGAGACCGTAGACCCCGTAGAACCGGCTCGACACGTCCGCCAGGGTTGGGTCGTACCACGGAGCCAGGGTGATGTCACCGAAGTTGGCCGGGGTGGGAGGAGGAGCGGGAGGGTAGTTGGAGATGACGACCGTCACGTGCGAGATCATGACGCCGGACGCACCCCACGCCAGCGCGTTGTTGTACTGGGTCTTCGTCGCGGCGATGTGGCCGATCGTCGGCTTGCCGTACTCGAGGGTGGCCTCCATGTCCGACTGGACTCCGGTGACGACATCCATGCCGAGGATCGTCCAGTGAGACTCCTGGGCGGCGAGGGTGCCGTCGCCGATCGCGGCGGGGTAGGCGTAGCCCCACGACTTGTAGCCGCGCGCGGTCGCCTGGTCAGCCCAGTAGAACGATCCGATTGGTCCCTTGGCGAGGAAGCGCGCGGGGCCTCCGTGCGAGTCTGTGTAGGCCAGGAGGTTGTTGATCTGGTCGGTTGTGTTGCGCTTGGCATCCACGAGTAAGACCCGGTTGGCCAGGAGCGGGTGTTCCACGACGTCCTCGAGGCGGGCAATCGGCTCCCCGGTGATCGTGTTGGTGAGGCCCTTGAGCGCGGCCCAGGTGGAGGTGGTGATGTCGGGCGCGTCAGGACCGAAGAGACGGGTTGGGGTGCGGTCCTCGGAGATGACCTGCACGCCGTCGACCGTCATCCACAGCGGTACCTCGAAGGCCAGGTGCCGGTTGTAAGCCGCCGAGTTCAGGTAGGCGATGAGCGAGCCCTCGGACCAGTCGAGCTCGGAGCCGCGATGGGCCACCTGCATAGGGGCGTTTGCGGGGTTGAGGAACTGGTCGACGGTCGCGATCGGGGTCTGGTCGCCAGGCGTGTCGTCGCCCGACGCCGGGGTCGGGGGGATTGCGATCTGGAACGCCCAGCCGTTGGTGGCCTGGGAGTTCGGGTAGGTCGTGTCGATCTCCTGCGAGGCCTCGGCGTGGTCAACGCTCGAGGTCGAGATGTCGGTGGTAGTGATTGAGGAGCCGGAGGCAGCGGCGAAAAACCACTCTGTGGCGCCGGAGATCGAGGAGATGCCCGTCTCAGTCGCGGTCGTGCGCTCGAAGGAGAAGCCAACCACGAGTGAGTCGTCGGCTGGTCCGGTCAGCGACAGGGCCATGTTGACGGTGGAGGAGGTAGGAGCTGTGGTCCTCGCTTTGCCAACGCCGATGGTCCAGTTGGCCACCACGTCGCCGTTGCGCACCCAGAAGAGCGCGCCGTTGAGGAAGCGGGAGTTGGTGACGTTGAAGTTGTAGGAGGTCTCCCCGGCTCCGCGCTCCCGGGCGTAGATCTTGGTGAGCATCGTGCCAACCGTGCCCCAGCCCGGCTGGAGCTCGGTCCATCCCGTGTCGGCGGGGGTGATGGTATCGCCCGAAGGCGCGTTCACGTGTACGACCGCGATGACCCAGTCGCCGACCGCGATTGGGTTGCCGCCTGTGGGGGAGGACGGCGAGAGGTTGATCACCGTGTTGGCGGAGGCGGGGGCAGAGGAGAAGTATCCGATCGGGGCGGAGGGAACGGCGGGCGTACCCCCTGAGTCGTCTCCCGAGTCGTCCGACGCTGAGCCGAGGGCCGCCGCCAGTTCCGGGTAGGTGGGGCCGATGATCCAGGCCACCCCGGCCTGCTTCGTGAGAGCGGCGATGCGCGCGGAGTTGACGACCTCGACCCCGCCGTACTCGATGAACCCCTCGAACATCAGCCCAGCCCCACTTTCTCCGCCAGGCGGTTGACGAACTCCTGCGCGACCGCCTTCGGGTCAGCTCCAGGCGACTCGAAGTGGTTGTCGATCTGGGTGCCAGGACCACCGTCTCCGTTGCCTGAGGATGAGGCTACCCCAGTGTTGGCCGCTCTCTTGAGCGCGGAGACCGCGGCGGGGAAGGCCGACAGGACCGTCTGCAGCATCTTGTTCATGAGCCCTGTGTCGACGACTGACTCAGCCTTGCCCCCTTCGCCGAGGACCGCGAGCGTGCCACCCGGACGGGGAAGGACTGTACCGCCCTGGGCGAGGTGGGGCAGCGGGGCAACGTGGAGCTTCACAGCCCCGCCCGTGATGGCACCGGCCGCCGACGCGACCTTGTTCACTCCGGAGATGAAGCCGTTGATTAGGTCGATGATCCCGTTGATCCCGCCCTTGATGAACGACTGGATGCCACCCCAGATGTTCTGCACGACCGACTTGAGTCCGTTCCAGGTCTTCGACCACGCCGTGGAGATGAGGCCGGTGGCGGTCGAGATCACGGACTTGATCTTGTTGATCGGCCCCGAGACGATCGCCACGAACCCGGACCACAGGCTGGAGAAGAACGAGGAGACCCCGCCCCAGACCGACTTCCACCCGCTCGCGATAGCGCCGATGACAGCGGCGATGACAGCCTGCATCGTGTGGATGATCGGGGTGTAGAAGGCGACGAGTCCGTTCCAGATTCCCGCGAAGAAGCTCGAGATGCCGGACCAGGCCGCGTTCCAGGCGCTCGCGATGAGGCCGACGACGGTACCGATGAAGGTCTGGATGCCGAGGATAATCGGCGTGTAGAAGGCCACCATCTGGTTCCAGATGCCGACGAAGAAGGACGAGATCGCGCCCCACACCGTGTTCCAGAGGGAGGAGATGAAGGTGAGCACCGCTGTGATCACGTTCTTGATCACGGTGAACTCGATGATCGCGATCGACTCCATCAGCACCCAGATCGCCTGGAAGACGCGGAAGATCCCGGTCCAGAATCCGTTCCAGACCGCTAGGAAGGGCGCGAGGATCGGGGCGAGGAAGTTCGCAATCCCGGTCAGCACCCCGGAGATGAAGTTCGAGATGTTGGTGAAAACGGAGGTGATGAAGTCCCGGATCTGGCCGAAGTGGGAGATGATGATGCCGAGCAGGGTCCAGTTCAGGAACAGGTTCACGATGAAGTTGAGCACGTTCTTGAAGACCGTCTCGATGCCGTTCCACACGGAAACGAAGAACGAGCCGATGGCCCCGAAGACGGCCTTCCCCACCGCCAGCATCCCGTTCCACGCGGTGGTGAGAAAGTTGACGATGTTCTGCCACACGGCCTTGCCGAGCTTGGTCTGGGTGAAGAAGTAGATCAGACCCGCCACGAGCGCGGCGATGGCGGTGATGATGATGCCGATCGGGTTGGCGTCCATCGCGATGTCGAAGGCGATCTGGGCGGCGGTCGCGATCTTCGAGATGACCTCGTAGGCCTCCAGCGCCAGGTTCCAGAGCTTGAAGGCGCCCACAATCGCGAGGATCGGCGCGGCCAGCGCGACGAGGATCGGGAGGAGCGGGGTGATGAAGGAAAGCACGGCGCCAACGGCGGTGCCTACCGGCACGAGCACTTTCGACAGGTTGAGGACGAGGGGAATTACCGTGTTCAGCGCGCTCGACAGGAGCGGGCCGACCGCGGCCGCCACAGGCGCGATTGCCACCAGGAGCTGCCCGAGGACGGGCACGAGGGTACGGAGGGCGGTAGCGAAGACCGGTCCGAGGGCCGTGAGCACGGTGCCCGCGAGGGTGCCGATGATGCCGAGCTTTTCGGCGAAGACCGGCAGAAGCGGGATGATCGGCTGGATGAAGTTGAGGACACCAGCGAAGAACGCGCTCAGACCCGTCTTGAACACGGGAGCGGAGAGGGCCTTGGCCAGCCCGGAGAACAGGGAGCCGATGGTCTGCCCCGCCCCGGCGAGGAAGCCGGAGAGGATCGGCGCGAGACTCGCGAGCATGTTGCCGATAGGGGTGAGGGCCGACATCAGCCCCTGGGCGCCTACCGACGCGCCCTTGAAGAACGTCGTCAGTGCCGTCTGGAACGCGGGGCTGTTGACGATCTTGCCGAGCATCGCCAGCGGGGTGAGCATGTTTTGGATGCCGGCAGCCTGGGCGGCGGTGCCGATCCCGGTGAGCACCTGGACGAGCGACTTCGCGGCGTTCCACACCAGCTGGAGGATGGCGCCGAGGTTCTGGAGGTCCTTGTTGAGGGCACCGGTCGCGATCGCGTTGGTCAGCCAGGTGTTGAAGGTGGCAGCGACCTGGGAGATCCAGTAGGCGATCTGCGGGAGCAGGCTCGTGCCGTAGACCCCGAGGTTGGCGAGAATCTGTGCGAAGGGCTTGGCGGCGGGCGCGAGCTGCTTTAGCCCGGCGACCATGTTGGAGAAGATCTTCGCCAGTGCCCCCGACCCTCCCAGACTGTCCTGGAAGTCGGCGATGAAGCCCCCGAGGAAGGAGCCGAGCTCGGCGGAGACCGCCCCCAGGCCTTTCTTCGCGATGGGGAGCATGCCGTTGAAGAACGACTCCACCGGCTTCTGCGCCTTGGCCCAGAAGTTGTTGGAGATGACGTTCTGGAGCACTTTGTACTGGGTGACGGCGGCCTTGATGGCGGGCGGCGCGCCCTTGATCGCGAAGGTGACGATGGCGACGGAGGTGGCGACCGAGGCAAGGAGGCCTGGGTAGGCGAGGAGCGCGGCGCCAAAGCCGGAGACAGCCGGGAGCACAGTGAGCAGAGTGCTCCCCAGACCGCCGAGCGTGTCGAGCGCCACAGCGCCCAGCGAGCCGAAGGCCGCCGTCATCTGCGCGATCTTCGGCAGGTTGGAGAAGAACCCCGTCAGGAGTTCTCCGAAGTGCTCGAACCCTCCGGAGAGGGCGGTGATGCCGGTGAGAGCCTTGAGCTTGATCGCGGCTTTGGCCAGAGCTTCATCCCGGATGTTGACTCCGAGACTGATGGCTTTGAGCGACTGCTCCTTGATCCAGACGTCCAGGCCCGCCGAGGCTAGGGCCGTGTCGACCTTGGTGCGGATGTCCAGGGCCTTGGCCGAGGCCTTCTTCACCCAGGCGGAGAGGTCCACGTTGGCGGCCGCTGTCTGCAGGGCGATCGCGATCTTCGCCTGGAGCTTCTTCGACATCTCGTCGAGCTTGGCCTTGAGGCGGGCCTCGAAGGAGGTGGTGTCCGCGACGACGTCGACGGAGACATCGCCGATGTCGTTGTCAGTCGCCATGATCCCGCCTCCTCCCTCGTCCTGCGGAGTCTCACGCGGGCGTTCTAACCCACGATGTGTGCGAGGCGGAGATCACGGCTCGGGTGCATCTTACTTCTTTGGGGCGCTCCCACCCATACTCGTTTTCAGCGCGGCGAAAGAGTTGCCCTCGTTCTGGCTGGACCAGGGCGAGCGCGGGTCGTTGACGATGGTGCCGCGGGCGGGTCGCCACAGCTGGGCGCGGAGCTTGTCCTTGTCCTTCTCGTCGGCGTTGTTGGTGAGCATCCACCAGACGAAGTTGGCGAAGCGGGCGAGGTCCATCTCCTGGAGGTGTGGCATGTTGTGCGCCACGGCGTAGCCGTCGAGGTCCGCCCACTGGTCCTGGGCGGTGGAGACGAGCCTCGCGACTACGAAGTAGGGTTTCCCGTTGCCTCTTCGGTCAGCTTGTCGATGATCTCGAAGATGTGGTCGAGGTCGAGGTCGTCCTCGGGGTCCTCGAGCCGCTCCTGGATCTGCGGGGCGACCTTCGCGCCGAACATCAGCTGGATGATCGTGTCGAAGTCACGCCCCATCTTCTCGGCGTCGCCGGACGACTTGTCGCCCTTCTTGCCCGAGTGGCGGGAGATCGCGAGGAGGAGGGCGGTCTTCGGTGTCTTGACCTGGTAGACCGTGCCGAGCAGGTCGACTCCGACTGGCTTCTTCGGAGTGGCGGAGATGTGGATTACGGGAGCGGAAGGTGACATGGGGTGATCATATAGCTCGAGGGGCCCTCACGCGAGCGCACCTCCTGGGAGGAAGTCCACCGCCCGAGTCTTTGCCGCGGCGTTGCGAAGGAAGTTACCCGGCTTCACGCCTCGCACCCGCTTGGCGAAGACGAAGGAGTTGGAGCCCTTGGGCTTGAACACGAGGAACTGCGCCTTCTTCGGGTAGATGAACCCGATGCCCGGGGCCTCCTTTGGTGTTCCCAGTTCCTGGTAGGGGAAGTGGGCGGAGGTGTTATAGACCTTGTACGTCGGCCGGCCCGGCGCCTTGGTCACCTTCTTCACCTTGAACCCCGACATCATCTCGCCGGTGTCGTAGCGTCCTTGGCCGATGACCGAGGCACGTGCGCGGAGGGCGATTCTCTGGGCGGCGCGGTAGGCGGCCTTGTCGGCGAGATCGCGCACCACCACGTTCAGCTTGTTGGAGTCGATGTTGGTGCCGGACATGGGGCGATCGTACAGCGGCGGGAGGGAGAAACAGCCCAGATCTCCCGCACCTGGCTAAAACCGTTTATCGGCGCGCCGATAATTTTATGCGGAAGGCCAAATTCTTGGCTACCACGGAGTTTCGACACAGAAAACCCAATAAATCGACCCTCGGGTATCGCAACGGAAACAGCCCAAAAACCGCCTAGACGCTCGGCTGTATGGGGTATTTTTTGATTTATTGATTAATTGGTGTTTTAGGGTTTCTACGGAGTAGAAACCTAAAACCCGATTATTAGATAAATCAAAAATTACCCCAGCGGCGTCCGGCGAAACATACGTTAGAAATATGTCTCTATTCGAGACCGGGAGGATGGCCTCCGTGGAATCGCCTCCCGCGCGAGCGAGACTAGGCGCTCCCGGGCGACCGGGGCCTGGAGGGTACAAACTCCCGCGGCGGAGGAGTTCGGGCCTGTACGAGGCGCCTACGGCCGCGTTACTCGCCGCACGGGGTGCTGTCGAGCTTGGTGTAGAACTGCCAGCTCATCCCCATGCACCCGCCGTTAGGGCCCAGCGCCTCGAAGCCGTTGACGTCGTCCACGAAGTCCCGGGTGGTCATCGCCTGGAGGATGATCCTCATGTCCGACAGCGAGAGGGAGCCGTTGGCGCCGATGCGCTCGGCCGAGGGTGGCGCGCCGGCGTTGTTCTGGACCGCCGCACAGCGCAGGAGGGTGACCTCGACGGTTGCCGTCCAGTAGTCGATCGAGCACGGCGTCATCTGCGCCTGCTTCGTCGTGTGCGAGTAGTGCGGCACCATGTTGGCCAGCCTCGCGGTCAGCTGACCGCCGTTGCAGCACTGGTCCCAGACGATGGACTCCCCGGGCACGACGTTGATCACCCTCGAGGGGACGTCTGAGTCAGCAGCCGTGAGCATAGCGACGATGGTGTCGAGGACCTCCGTCATCCGTTCCTCGAGAAGGACCTCCATCGGGTCGACCATTTCTACCGCCTCGAGCCGACGGACCAGCCGGCGCCCATGCCGCGGCGTGTCTCCGGCGAGGAGACTCCGACGTAGTCACGCGGGGTGGTCACCGAGCCGATCCAGGAGTCGATGGTGAAGATCCCGGTTCGCCCGTCCTGGGCGTCCTGGAAGGTGGTCTGCACGATGTCCATCGACACGCCCTGGCGGGTGACGGACTGGACGCGCGAAGGCAGGGCGCAGTCGCCGTCCCCGCTCATGGCCTTGGCTAGCTCGCACGCGAGCAGTCCCGCGGCGAGCTGACCACCCATCGGAACCGGTACCCCGTGGTCGAAGTCGATGGTCCAGGTGTTCGGCGTTCCGATCGAGGCGTAGAGGTCCTGGCGGGTGGGCCACGACTGTCCATCCTGGCGAATGAGGGTATGGCCGTTGTCGACGCGGTAGGCACTCGGGTCGAGGAGGAGACCTCCGATGTCGATTGCGTTGACGTCCTGGACCGGACCAGGGAGGTGGATGGCGCGCGGATCGGCGTGCGAGCACACCAGCATGCCGCACTCGCCACAGCGGAACTCGAGCCAGGAGCCACCGAAGCCCAGGAGCGGGAGGAAACCATATCCCGGGATCGAGCCCAGATCGTAGTACGCCGCGGGCGGGCCGAGCCCCTCGAAGGTGGATGGACGCCAGGGTGTCTTCACACGGGTGGGGCGGACGATCTCGCGCCTCGAGCCGAAGATGCGGTTGGTCCAGTTCCAGAGGAGGTTGGCTGCCATCTCTTCGCAGTCGGCCTGGAGGGTGTTGCCGGAGTCGCCTGAATCGTCGCTGTCGGTGAATACCGAACAGCCGGTGCCCACATAGGACACCGGCCATTCGCCTGACTCGAAGTAGACCACGTGGTTAGCCTACGGGCTGGTCGGGGTTCTCGACGTCCTCGCCCGTGGGCTGGGCCGCGAGGTCCTCGGCAGCGGCCGCTTCCGCGTCCTTGGTCTCCTGGACTGCGGTGTTGACGTCTGGGGCAACGGCCTCGGTGACCGGGAGCGCCGCGTCAGCGTCGCCCGCGACCGTGGTGTCTTCCACTGCGCCACCCTGGTCGGGGTCGCCCTCGGGGGCTGGGTCGTCGACGGGGGCAATCGTGACGTCCTCGGGAGCCGGCTCGGCAGCCGCAACAGCGTCGGCCTCGTCCTGGGCTGATGCGTCAGGGATTGGCTCGCCGTCGATGACCGGAGCGGCTGCCTCGGGGTTGATCGCGACCTGCTCTTCGGCCGGAGCGTCGGCGGGAACTGCCTCGCCGCTGTCGGCGACAGGTGCGTCGGTTGCCGTCACCGGGATCTCGCCGACGGAGACGTTGCCGTCAGCGTCGACTACCTCGCCAGGTGTTCCGTCCGAGGGCGGGACGTCCTGGACGACGCCGTTCTCGTCGGTGACGATGGCCGGAAGCGGCTCGCCGGAGTCGTCGGGAACCGGAGCACCTGAGTCCTCAGCTCCCGAATCGGCCACAGGTGCCCCGGAGTCTTCGCCCGAGTCAGCCCCGGAGTCGGCTCCAGAGTCGGCTGGCGCGCCGCTGTCCTCGGCGCCGCTCTCAGGCGCGTTCTCGCCAGCGAGTTCACCTTCGAGAGCGGCCTGCTCGCCAGCGGCTGCGGCTGCGGCGTCCAGCTCGTCCTCTTCGCGCTCGAGGTCGCCGAGCTCCGCGAGGAGCTCCTTGCGGCGCGCACGGTTGCGGTCACGGATGTCGAATTTCAGGTTCATGCGCTTGCTGCTCCAGGGGTCTCAGCGGTGTTGGCGGTTGACGGCGATGACTCGTTGAGAGTCGTCGTCTCGGTACCCGTGGCGGGAGCCTGGGCAGGCGCCGCCTCGACCGGGGCAGCGGGGGCTGTCGCGGCTGGGGCAGGCGTCACGACCGCAGCGGCCTTGCGAGCCGGCTGCGGTGTGGGCTTGTTCTGGACTACCCCGCCCGCAACGCGGGAAGGGTGGCCCAGGGGATAGATGTTCGGCTTGTCGCCGTGTCGCTCGTCGCGTCGTGTTGCCATGAGTGGATGCTACCTCTCGTGATCCTGGGCCGATACCCGGTTACGGGACGGCGACCGGCTGCTCGTCGACGACCGGGGCCGCAACCGCCGTGTCGATGAGGAGGAAGTGGTCGAACGGGTCGAGAGCGGTCGGAAGCGGGGCGGCGACTCCACCGGAGTCCTCGGCTCCCGAGTCGTCCGTGACGCCGTTCATCACGACGTCGTAGGGGCCGATTCCCCACTGGTTGCCACCACGGGTGGAGGAACCGGTGAGGTTGAAGTCGATCGCGTCTTCGCCGTCCACCTTGATGTCGTCGATGTTGCCCTTGCCTGCGTAAGGCAGGAGCATGTAGCCGTTCGCGTGGGTGTCGTTGAGGGCTCCGGAGAGTCCCGTCCACACCTCGAGCGCGTACTGGCCGACGATCTCACCCTCGGGGATGGTGAAGCCCGCGACATCTCCGGCGTAGTCCTCGTACTCGACCGCGTTGGAGACGTAGCTCAGGAGCGACGGGTTGACCCCGCAGAACTCGATCTCGATGTCCAGGCGCTTGAACGTCGGGTTCATCTTCTCGTTGATGCAGAGCTGCCCGAAAGCGTTGCGGGTGATGATCTCCGTGCCGTCCTCGACCTGGGCCGAGAGGGTGACGGTGATGAAGCCGTCGGTGGCGATGAAGTGGGCGCCGACAGTGCCGTCGTCGTTCATCTGGGTGACCCTGATCCGCTTCCCCAGGAGGGGAGCGAACTTATGCGTGTTCGTCATGATGCTCCTTCTGCTCCTGGCCTACGCCGGGGAGTCTCCGATTGTGACCGCAGCGAGAGCGGCGGCCTCCCACCCGATCGAGAACGTCTCCTCTGCGATGGCGTAGAGGTTGTTGTCGTCCGTGTCGAGTAGGTCGTATGAGCGCCCCGAGGTCGGAAGGACCCCAGAGCGGCGTGCTGTCATTGCCGAGGTGCACCAGGCGATGTCCTCGGGGTAGCCCTGGCCGGCAACGACTGGGGTGCCGAGCTTCGTGTAGATGCCGTTGCCCTGTGAGACCAGGCAGGCGTCGAGGGAGAGGCCGATGAGCGCGTTGCCGCGACCCATGTGGATGACCCCTCGCGAGCCGTAGTTGGCCGAGAGGTTGCGCTCGAGAGCGGCCACCATGTCGATGACCCGGGAGGTCGAATCGACGATGGTCGCGTCGCCGAGGTTTGGGGTGAGCGATCCGATGTCACCGGTGAGGACCTGCTCCACCGTGCGCTCGGCCAGAGCGAGCAGGATCTCGTTCACCCGCTCGTCCATCGTCTCCTGCGTCCAGCCAGGGCCGGGCGTGATCTTGCGCTGGGCGTAGATCGTAAAGACTCCGGCAGTATCGGTGTCGCCTGAGTAGGTGAAGGACTTTGGCAGCCCTTCGGTGTCCGACTGCGGAGTGGCGACCTGGCCGATGACACCAAGCGCGTTGCCGCCGTCGAAGGACTGCCACTGGACTCCCGCACCCTCCCAGGTCGAGTCAGCCGTCTCGGTGAAGTCGAGCACGCTGAACAGCCCGTACTTGACGGGGACGCGGGCAGGACCGACAACGGTCGGCTGGAGGAAGGCGTTGGTCATGAGGGGCTCCTAGGAGGTAGAGCGGGAGGGTGCCGGGAGGTGAGTCACCGGCACCCTCTCACTGGGTGAACTAGGAGGTCGCGCCGTCGTTGAGCAGCTCGGCGCCGATGTTGGTCGTACCGTCCGAGGAGATCTGGACGGTGATGACCCGGGAGTCCGGACCCGCCTTGGCCAGGAACCAGCCCTGCTCGGTGAAGAGCACGGTGTAGTCGTTCGTCCCCAGGAGGGTCGAGTCGTACATCGTGTCGAGCGAGATGACGTCCGAGGTGCCCTCGACCCAGGTGCCGGCCGAGTACAGCAGGAACGACACGTGCGTCGGGAACGCCAGCTGGGCGGTGGCGGCGGTACCGGCGATGGACTGCCAGTCGTAGACGTACTCCAGCGAGATCCCGCGCAGCGTGAACCACGCGTTGATGTCGGCATCCGTGACGTCCAGGAGCGCGACACCGAGGCGGCGGCTCAGGTCGGCGCGGAAGGCACCCTTGATCCAGTGCGGGAACTTCGCCTCCAGGGTCGCCAGGAGCGGCATGCGGTGCGTGTCGCGGTAGTGGAGAACCTGGACCTCGACCGCGGCCAGGACCGGGGCGACCGAGCCGAGCTGGGCAGCCGTGAAGTTGATCGCCGTGGAGCCGGAGACGGCCTTGGCGATCTTCTTCGCGTTGATCAGGTGCTCGTGGGCGTCCATGACCTGGGCGACCTCTTCCGAGATGCCCTGCGGGTAGCCACGGTTCTCGAGGATACCGGCCTGGATGTGGATGCCGTCGACCTGCAGGCGGTAGTCCACCCATTCGGTTGGGGGAATCCGGTAGACCGGCTTCGGGCCGGAGACGTTGCCGCCCGAGCCTGGCTCGTAGTCACCGTCGATGTCCTGCTGCTCGGTGAAGGCGATGTAGTCAGGCGACGCGTAGACCGACGCGAACGTCGAGCCGTGCGGCATCTGGAGACCACCGTGTTCGATGCCGATGGTCGGGAAGGTCGCGAGGCCTTCCTGGCTCGACAGCTTTGGGAAGCGGTCGTAGGAGATGTCCGAGGGAGCTCCCCAACCGCCCGAAGCGATGAGCGATCCGCCCGGGAGCTTCGTCTGGTCGCGGGCCGACTCGATCGCCTTGCGGATGACGCCCTTGGAGGCGCCCTCGCGGATCATGCGGTCCTCGGGGATCTCGCGCTTGAACGCTGCGAACGACTGGATCGTCTTGAGCGGACGGCCCGACTTCGCCGCGTTGGCGTAGGGAGTGACGTTGAAGTTGCCGAGGCGACGGTCGAGGGCCGAGCCGAGCTTGTCCCAGTCCATCGGCGCGTCGATCGGCAGGCCCAGGCCCTCGCCGGTGGCGTAGGCAACAGCCTTGGGCTCGGCGTCGGCTGCAGCGGTGTCGGTGGCGAAGCCGGCCGTTGCCTCCGAGTCGCGGTCCGAGGCCGCCGTGATGGTCGAGCTGTCGTCGGCGACACCCGGGGTGACCGTTGCGTCAGCGCCGCTGTCCGCTCCGGAGTCCTCGATGTCGGCCGACAGCGTGCCGGAGTTGATCGTGATGGTCGCGAACTTGTCGCGGTCGCCCTTCATGGCGGCGAACTTGTCTGCGGTGGCCTGGCGAGCACCGAGCTCGTCGGTCACCTTCGTCAGGCCCTCGGTGAGGGACGCGAGCGTCTTGCTGTCCTCGTCGGGGATCGACGCGAAGTCGTCCTTCCAGAGGGTGTCGAACTCCTCGAGGCCTGAGACGCGCAGTGCGTCGAGCTCCTCGATCGAGAGGGAGGTAAGGTCCTCCGGGAATACGGTCTTCATGGTGGCCTCCAAGGCGAAGTAGTGAGATTCACTACGAGGCCCTACCGAGGCTCCTCACATGGAGCGCCATCCGTCAGAGCAGACATTAGCACGCCGACGGCGAGAAATGTCAACACTCCCCGAACGAGGGTCAACCCTCGATGTGCCCGCCACCGCCCCGGATGACCGCCGCGCGCGCTCCGAGCAGGTCGAGGCCCGCTGTGCGCGTGCCGTCTGGGGCGACGTAGACCAGGCCCGAGCCTCCCCCGGACGCCACCAGAGACTTGGGCGGCGTGCCAGGGGTAGGACGACCGAGAGGGGCAGGCTTGTTGCAGTTGCAGTCTTTGGCCATCAGCGAAGCTCCTTGACACGGGCGGCGAGTGCCTCCATGTTACGCCGCTGAACGAATTCTCGGATATGCGACGAGCGGGAGTCCTTGGCCAGAGTCATGAGCTTCTCCGCCTCCCCGCCCCACGACTTCGTTTCGGCCGCGCGCTCCTTGAGGTAGAGCAGGTCCTCGATCGAGAGCGCGCCCTTGGTGCCGGGCTTGACCACGGTGCGAGGCGCGACCAGGCCAACCGCCTGCATCGAGGTCACATTGCCCGCCGAGGCAACGAGCGCCTGGACGCGCGGGACACCGAACCCCGGGGCGTTGACCGCCAGTCCCATGACGAGCTCGAGCCGTCCCGTGTTCGGGTCTTCCCGCCAGTCTCCGGAGAGCGGCGAGGCCTTGAGGGCGCGAAGCTGGTTTGCTGAGATGTCGGGGCGAAGAGCACCGGCAACCCAGATCCCATAGGCGTCCTCGCCAACGCGAACATCAGCGCCAACCCAGCCGCTGTGGCTGTAGTGTACCAGCGTCGAGTTGAGACCCCAGATCGGGTCCGCGTGCGGGGCACCAGCAACGAGACGCCCTGTGGGTACATCGACGCCCTCCTCGGTGGTCACGTAGCCGGTGTGGAAGCCAGCGTATCCGTTGTGCGACTTGGGCGCGCGCACGCAGGTCTGCCCGAGCTCCTTCGACTCCATGTGGCACGACTGCCAGGTGGCGAGGTGGCCGTAGACCCGTCCCTCCGGGGTAACAGTAAACGGCGTCACACCCGTTAGCTTCGGGTTGGCGAACCAGTCCTTCGGAGGCGCGACGGGCGCGAGTGTCTGGCCACCCGAGGCGACCAGCGAGGTGATGTCGGTCGGCCGGGCGCTAACGGCGATGTCGCCAGCCAGCTCCGCCTCCCAGGCCTCCAGATCGAAGGCCTCGAGTTCTGCGGCCCACCCATCCGGGATCAGCGACTCCTTGCCGAGGGACTTCGCGCGGCTCTTGATGTGCTTCTTCGCCGCGGCGGGGTTCTTTGCCCGTCCCTGGGCCTTGATCGCGGCCTTGAGGTCCACCACGTCGTCGATCGGGAAAGACCCGTCCGGCATTGCGGCTCCCGAGGATGCGCCCTTCTTGCGGGAGGCCGCGCTCTTGGCGCGGAAGTAGGCCTCGGCCGCGCCGACGGTGGCGAAGACGACCTCGTCCGCGTTCGCGTTGACGTGCGAAGCAGCCTTCTTGGCCTCCCACTCCGCTAGCGCCGCGAGCGACTTGGCGACCGTGTCCGCCTTCACCCCGTTACCGCCCCGGCTCCACCTCTTCACCGTCGAGACGGCGGCGGCGATCGCGTGGCTCTCGTCCATGCCCTGGGCCTGGAGGTGCTGGGCGATCTTCTTGATGTAGTGCGGCAGGCCCCCGGTCTCCTGCACCCAGTTCTTGTGGCTGGCCGACTTGAAGGCCTCGGTGGCCGACGCGTAGCCGGTCTCCGGCTTCGCGCGCGCGGGGTTCTGCGCAATCGCGTACCCATCGTCACCCTCGTCGTCTCCGCTGTCATCCGGACTGTCGCCATCTCCGTCGCCGTCATCCCCGGAGTCGGTAGGACCCGAGGTGATGAGCGAGATGATCGCGGTCTTGAACAGGTCGAGGGCCGAGGCGATGTCCGGCACGCCGGCGTAGACCTGGCACAGCGTACCGAGCTGGGCGAGGAGGACGGGAGCCGCGGCCGCCACCGTCGCCATGTCGCCACTGTAGGCGGCCGAGATGATCTCGCCACCCAGCGCCTCGAGGGTTTCGAGGTCGGTGGGGTCGAAGCCGGAGACGGGGTCACCGCTTCCGAGCATCGCGACGAGCCCAGTCAGGAGGCCTCCCTCGGGCGTGGAGGTCAACGCGTCCGTACCGGAGTCGCTCCCCACGTCGATCGCGCCGGAGTCGATCGCGTCCAGTCCGTCCATCACGAGGTCAGGCAAACCCGAATCCCCGCTGTCCTCGCCAGAGTCGCCAACCACGGCGTCGAAGGGTCCCGCGCTCGGGTCGTCGGCGATGATTACGACCGTGGAGCCGGACTCCACCGCGTCGAGGATCGCCTCGTCGAGCATGTCGTCTCCGGTGTCGGTGGGGTTGACCTTGACGTTGATCCCCTCCATGCCACCTTCGCTGGAGTCCTCGCCACTGTCTCCTGAGTCACCCGAATCAGCGTCGAGCTCGAGCGTGAAGGACTCGTCTGCCGCGGACGCCGCTACGAGCACGGAGTTCTCCAGGGTCTCGTAGGCGGTCGAGGCCTCCGCGTAGACCTCGGAGCCGGTCGCCTCGTTGAGGTAGTCCTGGTAGAGAGCGCCGGTGGCCTCGTAGAACGAGGGCGCGGTGGTGAAGACCGTGTTCCAGTCGCCGGATGCCAGGGCAGCGTCGAGCGTCTCGGCGAACTCCGTGGCGGAGGAGATCGCTGTCGCGCTCACCTCGAGGCCACCGTTCGCGAGCGTCATGATCAGGCTCTGCAGGGCCAGGCCCGGGAGCGGCATTGACTCACCCGTCACCGGGTTCTTCCACTCCGTGCCGAAGCCGACTACGCCCTGCTCGCTGAGCTCGTCGCAGCCACAGTCCTCTTCCGCTACAGCGTCGTCTCCACGAAAGGACTCGCTTCCCGCGAGGACCTCCGTCTCTCCCGCAGCCTTGGCGACAGGCGCCGAGCCGTTGATGGAGAGTCCTCGGTTGGCTGCCTCTGCCTCGAGGGCCGAGATGTCCGAGGCCTTGCCACCGTTCATGATCAGCCCACGCAGGCGCTGGAGCAGTACCGCGTCGGAGACGTCGGAGAGGTCCGCGCCGCTCGGGTTGTCCTGGGGTACGGGCACGCCACCGGAGGGTGACTTGGCCGACTTGACCGCAGCCGAGACAGCCTGCTTGGGGCTCATACCGCCCTGCACGTTGGCTCCGATGTCGTCCCAGAGCGCCTGGAACTTCGTCGGGTCCGTCGCCGTGGCCAGGTCGATCTTGCCCGCCTTGAACTGGGCGTTGACCTCGTCCCAGGCCTGAGCGCCCTGTTCGTATCCGGACTGCGCGGCCATTGCCTCTTCGGGCGAGTCGAAGTGGCCGAAGTCACCCTTCGAGCCGTGGTCGCCTACCGGACGCAGGAGGTAATACTGCGGCGGGTCGGCGTTGGGCTCGATCGCCCATCCCTTCGGCGGGCCTCCGAGCTGGGTACGCGCGCCGTCGAAGCCGGACTTGAAGTTGGTCGGGTCGGCTGCCCCCGCCTCCTTGAGCGACTTGGGAGTGGTCGCGATCGAGCCGTCGGAGTTGGTCTTCGGACCGGGCGGGAACGCCTCGGCCTTGGTCTCGTTCAGCGCGGTCTTGTGGCTCTTGCCAGCCTGGCGCTTGTCTTTGTAGAGCTGGGTCTGGGCAGTGTTGTTCCCGAGCGGGGAGAGCCGTCCCTGCTTCTCGGCGTGTGCGTGGAGCTGCGTCGAGGCCTGGTCGAGGTCCTTGTACGGAATGCCGTTCTCATCGGTTCCGGGCGCCTCGGGGTCTAGGGGTGGACCGTCGGGCGCGCCGGAGTCTTCCGCATCGCTGTCGGCTCCGGAATCCTCGGAAGCGTTGTCACTGCCGGTTTTCTGGAGCTTGCTGTAGTGCTGCTTGTACGGGGTACCGTCATCGCCTTCGTAGCTGACGTCGCCGCCACTTACTGCCGTGACCGTACCGGTTCGACCCTTGTCGTCGACTACGGTGTCTCCCACCTGCGGGTCAGGCCCGGGCTTGCCCTTGTCGCTGTACGGAACCGGCTCGCCTTCGGCGGGAGTCGCCTGGTCGGATACGCCGTCGCCGGTAGTGCCGATCTTCTGCAGCTTGGTGTAGTGCTGCTTCATCGACTTGCTGCCATTGGCGACGTCGGTCTCATAGGAAACCTGGCCAGCGTTCACTCCGGTTACGGTGCCGGTGTTGCCATCACCGTCGGTGACCCGGTCACCCTCGTCCGGGTCCGGGCCGTCGTCTCCTTTGTGGGTGTAGGCCACCGGGTTGTCGGGAGATGCCCCGTCCGAGGTGTCGGAGGCACCGGAGTCCTCGGGCGCTGTGGAGCTGATCCCTTCCAGGTCACTCGTGTCCTCGAGGTCGATCGCGCCGGAGCTCGGACCCTCGTCGGGGTTGTCGAAGTCACTCCCCTCGGGCGCGCCCTCGTCGACGGTGCTGCTGTCCCCGGTCTCGAACGAGTCGGCGTTCTGGATCTCATCGAGGGTGGCGGTGAGGTCCGCGGGAGTGGTTACGTCGCCACCCTTCTCGAGCGCGTCGAGCGTGTTCTGGAGATCGGACGCCGAGGTCTGCGCCTTGTCGACGTCGTTGGCCTGCAGGGCCTTGTCAATCTTGGCGGCCTGGTCCGTGAGCAGGTCACGTGTCCCGGGAGACAGGGACTGGCCGGGCGTGCTGGAGCCGCCGTCCTCAGACGAGGATCCGTCGAGCCACTTCCCGAGCGCGATCGAGGGCATGTCGATCCACTTCCCGTTGGACGGGTCGCGCCACTGGTCGGGGTTGTAGGCGAAGGTGCCAACCTTGTGTCCGGTGAGTGTCTCCACCTTGGAGCGCATGGCAGCTAGGGCGCGCGCCTTCGGGGAGAACTTGAACGCAGCGGCGAGCACCTCGACCTGCTTGGCGTCCCGCTCGCGCTCGGCTGTGTAGCCGGCTCGGATTGCCTCGAACTCCTCGTCCTCGGAGGCGAAGGTGGTCGAGAACGCGCCGTGGCCCACGCCGATGCGGAAGTTCGCGCCGCGGGAGGCGATGAGGGCGAGGCGGGCCTCGTCGAAGGCGGGGATGGCCACGAGGGTGGCTGCGCGAACGCGGGCCTCGTGGGTGACCAGGACGTTGGGGGCAACGCTCTCCTCGCCGTCGGCGCCGTACATGCGCACCTCGGCGTCGAACGCGTCGACCGAGTCGAGGTCCATGGACACGCCCGAGAGGAACTGGCCGCGCATGAGGCGGGCGCACTCGCGACCGTCCTTGGAGCCAAGGTCGAGCACACCCCAGGCGTAGATGTCGCCGTTGTCACGGCGCTCCACGCGGTCGATGCGGCCCACGATCACCGCACCGTCGTGTCCGCCGAAGTCGGCTGGAGCGTAGCGCAGCGGCAGCGGGAAGGTGGCCCACTCGAGGCTCTGCTCCTCGATCAGGCGTCCGTCTCCCGTCAGGAGGCCTTCCACGCCGATGACGCCCTCGAAGGGTGCCGTGCCGCTCGGGCCGGTGAACGCGTCGTGGACTTTGAGGTCCGTCTCCGGGTCTGCGAGCAGGGTGTCAGGCATGGGGTCTCCTTTGTAGGGCGAGATAGCCGAGGTAGCGACTCAAGATCGGGTCGCTGGAACGAACTGTAGCTCCTGGAGACTGACCAGCGCCAGTGTGACGCGCCGAACTACTTCGGCACGCCCACCATCACGCAGCGGCAGTTGATCGTCTCCGAAGCTGAGCCGGAAGGGTCGCCAGGGTAGCGGAGGTGTTCGCCTCCGACCTCGAACGAGGAGCCGATCTTCACGATCTGGTTGTCGGCCACCACGTGCGTGGGGCGTACCCGGTCGTCGTGTCGGGTGACCCACATCTTCTGGGTGTAGCCCGCCTTCTCGAGCTGGCGCTGCATCTGCCGGCCGAAGATCCGGGTGTAGGCGGTACGGATGTCACGCTGCATCCGGTCGCGCCAGTTGATGTCTCCGGGACGGTCGTCGTTCTCCCAGTCGCCTGGGGTGACGAGCGTGCCGGTCGGATGCGGGGCGAGCGGGGCCTCAGGGATGAGGGTCGGGTTCTCCAGCGAGCCGCCGTTTCGGAGCTGCTTGAGGATCTGGCGGGAAATTCGGCGGCGCAGCCACGCGTCGACCTTGTCCGAGAGCGCGGCGATGAGCCCTACGACACCCTGGGTGGAGGCGTCCGGGTGGGCGAACAGGTCCGTGATCAGATCGGTCCGGTCCTCGGGGGTCGCCTGCATGTTCTTGCACGTGGCGATCGCCATCTCCGCCGCGTCGTAGGCGTCGTCGGCGAAGGGAAGCTCGTCGAGCTCGGAGATCAGGTCGGCCCGCACAGCGGAGAAGGTGGGGTGCGACATGGCTGTCGTCAGCGCGCTCTTCCAGTACCCAATCGCCGTTCCCCGGGTGATTGTTCCGGCCAGGGTGGCCGTCGTCATCTTCGCCAGGAACGACGCGAGGGCGCCGTCGCAGGCGTCGAGAATGGCCGCTTCGAGGTTCTCGGAGCGGTTCAGAGCGGCCTGCGGCGACTCGAGGTCGGGAGGCGTGATCGTGTTCTCGGCCACGGGACAGAGCGTAGCGGGTAACACAAGCCCCAGAAAAGGGCGCGCCGAAGTTATCCGGGGTGGACTATGAAGATCGGAAGACCCAGACCGGAGCGAAGTCGCATGGCCAGGACGTTGAGGTGGTGCTCGTCGTTGGTCACCGCGAGGTCGTGAACGTACTGGTCGAGGATGGCCACGGCCAGTGCCGCGTCGAACTTGGGCCCATGGGTGTCGAGGATGAGCGGGACCACGTCCCACGCTCCCTTGAGGGCCTTGGTCACGATCTGGTCGGTTGCCTCGTAGTGGGTGTGCACGAGGTAGTAGGGCTTGTCGCCCCATTCGTTGTAGCGGCTCCTCTCGGCCCGGATGAGGTAGTTGCCCATCTTCTCCAACGCCTTGACCACCAGGACGTCGCAGACCGCGATCAGGGTCTGGACGGTGTGGTCAGGGGACTCCCCGGGCTTGGCGGAGAACTCGTGCCCGCATTCCGGGCAGGTGACGACGCGGTTGTCGATGGAGGGGGCCAGGAGGGCGGAGCCGGGGTCTTGGTCGAGCATTACGCGGAGACCTCGTCCCACGTGCCGAAGGCCTCGGCGTTTGCGGCCGCGGGCATCTGGGTGTTGGGGATGCCGACACCGGAGGCGCCGCCTGCCCCACCCGGGAGCGCGCCGATGGGAGCCCTCGAGGGGTCCTTCGGCTTCCAGGGGGCGGCGGGAGCACCTGCCTGAGCAACGGCCGGCGAGAGCTGGGGAGCGGGAGCACCCTTCGAGGCGGCGGGCGCCGGCGCGATCTGCGAGGAACCAGACGAGGACTCCGCCGCGGCGCTCGCCGCCAGGCCCGACTGCGGCTCGCCGTTGAGGAGGGCCTCGATTTGCTCCACCATCACGTCCAGTCCCGGCCGGTTCATGAGCCCAGGGTTAGCCTCGACCATGGTCTTGACGATGTCGATCGCCGCCTCCTTGTTGTCGGTCTTCTTCGGAGCGTCCGACTCGTCGAAGCCGTTGGCGCGGCGGGTGGTCTCGTCCGAGAGGAGACCTAGCTGGTACAGCGCCTGGGCGTTGGTGCCCTGGTTGGCCTGGACCACGAGTTCGGAGGTGTCGAACCAGACCGCGTAGTTCTGGGCCTGGGCGACCGACAGGCCGTTGGCGCGGAGGACCGGGCGGAGGAACTCTGTGGTGAGGGCGCGAGCGATGAGCGCGAGGGTGGGGGAGATGTGCGAGTCGACGGTCTCCGACTGGGTCAGCCAGGCGCTCCAGTGGTTGGAGTCGTCGGTGCCGAGGAGGAGGGCCGCGGGCGCGTCCAGCGAGAGAGCGATGCGCCGGATCGCCTCTTCGCGAAGGGCTGGAAGGGCCACGTCAAGCGGCGTGGAGAAGGAGATGAGCTCCGGGGTCTTCGTGTCGTCCGGGATCGTGACGACGTAGGGGACGACAGCCGAGGCGGAGTCGCGGTCGCCGATTGGGGTGACCATCGCGTCGATGAGCATCTCGGTGAATGGGTCGCGCGGGTCATCCTCCGGCAGGCCCAGCGAACGCTTGATCGCCCGGCTCGCGGAGGAGCGCATGATGAGCATGCCGGCACCCGCCAGGCGCGAGTCGATCTGGGCGCTCCCGTATTGGGTGAGTCCAACCAGCTCGCGCAGTACCGGGAGGGTTGCGCGCACCGGCGAGTCCGGCACCGAGGAGTCGGCCGGGTGGGCGTTCCAGAGGGAGATGACGTAGGCGGCAGACTTCGGGATCTTGACGACGGCCTTGCCGCGCTGCTGCGAGCCCACCTGTCGGAGCTCGAACGTGGAGTCGGTCTCGGTGAACTCCGTCACCGCCAGGGTGCGCCAGACAAGCTCGCCGATCGGCACGGTGGAGATCTGGCGCGGGGAGGTCTCGCCCTTCCACACCTCGGGAGGCGCTCCCACGAGGTAGCACGCGCCGACCACGAACTGGTTGAGGAAGGCGCGCTCGACGATCTCCTGCACGCCCAGGAACCCGTCGCCCAGCGAGTCGAAGACGATCTGGGCTTTCTTGTCCTGAGGATTCTGCGGGGCGGCCGGGGCTGCGGTTCCCGCCTCGGGAGCAGTCTGCCCCGGGAGGGTGGGGGCTGTGGCCTCGGGAAGCTCGGTGACGACGCCGTTGTTGACGGTGCCGACGAAGAACCTTGCGCGGGAGGCCCGCTTGGCCAGGGTGTTGGAGAGGAAGTGGAGCTCCCCCACCAGGTCGAACATCGTCCAGGCGTCGATCATCCAGGATTCGGTCTTGCGGTTGGTGCCGGCTCCGGAGATCTTGGTCTGGATGATGCGCTGGGCCGAGGCAACGAGCGAGGTGCCATTGCGCATGTCGATCACGTTGGAACTGGCGACCCGACTACCCAGCTGGAAGCGGGCGAAGCGGGTCGAACGCCGCGTTCGGCGGTTCGGCACGTAGGGAGCCTGGACGTCCTGATCTACGCGGACAGCCTCGGTTGTCTGGGACACGGTCACCTCCTAGTCGATCCTCGAGCTTAGGTGGCCGACCAGGTAGTTGAGGCCCAGCGCGCCGAGGGCGATACGCCAGATCGTACCGAGGACCGGGAGCTTACCGATAGTCGCCGTGCCGATGATGATCGCCACGCCGATCCAAAACCCCACGCAGAAAGGACAGTCGAGTCCCTTCACGAGCTTGGCCTGCCACGTTATTGGGCCCTCCCAGACGACCTTGTCGTCAACGCTTGCCACGATCTCCTCGAGAGGCCGGGTCGGGTTGGCGAGGTGCAGCTGGCGGCCGACTTCGCCCTGGGCAGCGTCCTCGTGGGTGGCAGCCCACTTCTTGGCCGGAGCGCCGAGCGCCCATTCCCCGAGCCAGTCGGAGGTAACGAAGCGGGTGAGGCGGAGCGTGGCGCCTGCAATGAGGACAAGATCTGACGCGGAGAATCGACGGGTCACAGGCCCGACTGTATCAGGTGGCCTACGAACGCGCGTCCCTCTCGAGGCCTCCCGCCTCTCCCAGGTAAGCTGCGCTCCGAACGACCTGATGGGGGACCAATGCTCAATGTGATCCTACTGCTGGGGGTGACCGCGTCCGCGCTCACCTCGGGAGTGCTCCTCGACGACTCCAATTCCGACCCGTTCACCGCCTTCTTCGACCATGACTGGGCCAGTGTCGGTGGCTGGTCTCTCTTCGTTTCCCTGGTGCTCTTCGTCGTCGTTGGCTCCTTCCGTGAGTGGTGGGTTCCTGGCCCCCGGAACAAGCGCAACGAGGCCCTTATCCTCACCCAGCAGAACCTGATCAAGCAGCTCGCGGACCAGGTAACGAAGCTGACTGAGTCGAATGAATTCACAAAATACGTCATGGAACAGGTCGTTCCCCGTCCCTCTAACAGGGACAGTGGGAGTACCGTGGCCCGCAGGTCCGTAACAACTGACCCCGAGGAGAGCGCGCCATGACGCTAAACCCGTTCCAGCATGCTAAGGAAGCCCGAGCACAGCAGGAGAAGGTGGCTGCCGAGCTCGAGGAGCTCCAGAAGAAGGCCGACGCCCGCGAGCCGAAGGTCAATGCACTCTGGAACTGGGCGATGAGCCGTAGAGTGTCGAACGGTGTGGGTCACGACTTCGAGTGGGACCTCTCGAACCCCCGCCACTTCGGGAGCTCAACATGATCACAGCATCAGTGCTTCTGGCCGCACACGCCGGGGGCTTTTTCAACGCATTCAACACGTTCATCTGGATCGTGTCGAACATCCTCGTCTTCGCGATCTTTGTCTCCGCCGCCATCTTTGGTGTGGCCTACCCGCTCCTGTTCAAGATCGAGACCACGGGTGGCTGGCGCATCTGGCGCGCAATTCTCTCAATCGCCGGCTTCGGCTTCCTCTCGGTGATCGGCACCTTCATCGACCCGCAGACCACTCCGTGGTGGGCCCTCCCGCCTTCGGTCGACTGGTGGCGGCCGGTCGTTCGCTTCGTCATCTTCGGCGTCGTCGCCCAGTCGTTCATCTCCCTCGTGATCTACCTCCTACAGCGGCGGTTCAACTCCAAGCGACTGGTTATCCGCCCCGAGATCGCGCAGCTGCTCTCCTCCGACCTGTCGCTCTACTACGGCACAGGCCCAGGCATCCCCGACCACAAGAACATCGCTACCGCGCTCGTGGCCGCGGGCTGGACGAAGCCAGGCCTACTGGAACCGGCGCCGGTCACCCTCGGGGTTCAGCCGCGTCCGCTCCCGCACCGTCGAGGGCGGCGCTAGCCCAGCCGGTAGCCCGCCGCACGGCCTCGATCGGGAACCGGTTGCCCGAGGAGAAGAACTGCTCCTTGCGCACGATCTCCGGTAGCTGGGCCTCGTTGAACGCCTTGACGTCGCGATGGATGAACGCGGGCCTCTCGAACGCGAGGTTCTGGTACATCGAGCGCGGGTAGGCTCCGGGCCCCAACGAGAGGGCGAGGCGCATCCGCTCCTTGTGGACCAGGATCGGCACGTGGCGCTCGTAGTCCCAGGTGGGCTTGCGCAGCGAGCGGAGGACGTCGAGGGTCAAGTGGGCCTGTCGGCCGTACATCCCGGTGGGAGGGTTCTCCTCCAGGCGCTTACGCGCGGTGGCGCCGGCCACCCGGATGTCGTCCAGGGAGGTGGGGCGCAGGAAGTAGATGTCGTCGTTGGACCAGACGAACGGGTCGGTGATCTCGTCGTCCTCGAGGGCTGCAGAGAGCATCCGGGTCGTGTTGATCTGCCGGTCCGTCCCCTGACCCATGAACGGCAGGATTCGGCTGTAGGGGTACTCCGCGAGGTAGGGCTCCAGCTGGATGGGCTCGCCGATGAGGATGGGCACGAGGTCGGGCGCGAACGAGGAGGCGGTCCAGAGCGCGATAGGGAGGGTCTCGTTCACGGGTTCGACCGCGACCGGGATGACGAGGGAGGTCATGCGCCGTAGGGCCTCGACATGCGGCGTCTCTTGTCGACTTCGATCCGTCTCGCCGTTCGTTCCTGGTGGGTCTCCGCCTTGAGGGATTCGTGCTTGACGAGCTCGGTCATGGCGTCGAGGTTACCGTAGGCGTTCTGGTAGAGCTTGTGGAGGCTCCGGTTGGTCGCGACCTGGGAGCGGGAGGCGGGTGCGTGCGACATCGCCACGGCCACTCCCCGATGACGCGGGATTGGTCCGTTGAGGGTCAAATGGGCGAGCCGCCACGAGGCGTCCTCGTAACCCCACCCCTCGAAGCGTGGGTCGAAGCCGTTGGTGGACTCGAAGGCGGCGCGGGTGAAGACGAAGACCCCGGAGGTCGCGCCCGGTGTATATACACCCTCGTCGTCGCGGTACAGGTGGTAGGGGAGGTGAACCAGCCCGTCCACGCGCGCGGCCTCTATCGCCTCCTCCAGAGCGAACTCGTCAACGAGGGTGTCGGCGTCCGAGAGCACCATCACCTCCGAGGTCATGCCGACACGCGCGAGCCAGTTGCGGGCAGCCGAGAGGTTGAAGGGTCCGTCGGCGTAGTGGGGATGCTCGCCGGCGATGACCTGATAGCCCCGGAAGCCGTACCAGTCGCCCACGTCGCGGAAGGCCTTGAGCCTTGAGGGCTGGGGCCTCCACGGGATGCCGACCTGGACTCTAGTATCCAAAGCCAGATCGCTTCCCGTCGTGGTGGACTCGCTCGCCCGGCAGGAAGCCGAACCGAAAGCCCTGCTGGGCGAGCCTGTCGCGCATACGGTCCTCCGACCACTTGCCCGAGGGCCAGCCCTGGGAGGTGATGCCCGACTGCCAGACGGCTGGGTTGCAGGTGAAGGTGCCGTCCTGCTCGATGATGTCGATCCCGGCGACCTCGCGCTCCACCATCACGGTGTCCGGGAGCCGGCGCTGCAGGCCCGCGAGGAGGGAGCCGGCTGCGATCTCGTTCGGGAAGAACGGCTGACGCAGGAGGGCGAGTTGGGCGAGCTTCGGCTCGGCCACGAGGACCGTCGCCATCTCCTCCAGGTCGAAGTCCTCGGTGGCGATGAAGTCCTCCTCCCAGAACATGAACCGTTCGCCGCCCGCCGCCCGGCACACGGCCTGCATTGCCCGGGTGTAGCCGACACGGGGGAGCACAACCACCTTCGGCACAACCTCGATCGCGGGGAGGGCCGCACCCGGGAACGCGGAGAGGGTACCGGAACTAGAGAAGATCGAGTCCCAGTTTTGCCCGCCTGAGTCGTCGATGATCGTGATGCCGGTCACACCAACCGCGTGCTCCCAGATCGAGTCGAGCGCTCGTTGCGCGAGCTCGAGGCCTCGGTAGGCACCGATGATGATCTTCATGGTTGGTACCTCGGGTGTAGTGGACCGGACGCGCCCTCTGTCCGGTCGTCGGTGGAGGGGAGGCGGGTGCCGCGCGCTCGGAGCTCGGTCGAGGACCAGTCTCCGGTGCGTGGAACGTAGGCGAGGGCGATGTGGTGCTCGTCAAGCCAGTCCTGGGCGATGTCGAGCTGGGCGAGGTAGTCCTTGCGCGCCCAGTCGCTCCCGATCACGAGGAGGTTTGGGTTGATCTTGGCGATGAGGTCTCCCTGGCTGCCACCGTCGTTCTCGAGCACGAAGTCGACACCTCGGAGGGCCCTGACCATCGCGACCCGCTCGCTCGTGTGGAAGCGCGGCTGGGTCTTGAACCGGGTTACGAACTCGTCGGTGTTGACCGAGACGACGACTACGCCGGAGTCTCCAGCGAGACGACGGCACCAGTCGAACAGGCCGAGATGGCCTGGGTGGAGCATGTCGAAGCTTCCGAGGGTGAGGACCTTCATAGCGGCCTCGTGATCTGGCGCGGAGGCGACCACAGGGCCGCGAGTGACTTCTCCTGGGCCAGACGTTCACTGGATTCGAGCCATCTCCACCACACCATACGGTCCTCGCGGTTGCGTGCGTCGTTGTGCTGGGTCTCGCGGTAGGTGTCGTCGACCTCCGCCTCCCCGTTGTCGAGGTGGTGGTGCTGGATGCGAACGTCACGGGTGAAGTGGCAAACGCTGAGCGCCTTGGCGAGGTCCATCCACACGTTGTCGACGAGGATGTGTTGCAGGCCCGGGAGCGCCAGGAAGCCGAGTGTCGTGACGAACGTCGCGGTCAGGAAGGGAGCGGAGGGCACCTGCCCGTCCTCCCACACTCCGTCAGGACCGTAGGCCAGTCCAAAGGGCTCATCTCCGATCAGGTCTTTGTAGGCCCTGTCCCACCCGACAGTGATCGCCTCGTGATCGTCGTTGGGAACGAAGACGTAGCGGTGGCCGCCCTCCCGGATGAAGTCGACGGTGGCGTTGAGCTTGTCCGGGTAGGTGGCATCCGACGCCACGAACATCGAGTCGAAGTTGATATGCAGAGAGGGTGTGTAGGCCCAGAGCTGTGAGACGGTCTCGTTGTAGAGCTCCTGCTCGCCCTCGGAGAGCACCAGGAGGATGTCGACCGGCTCCGCCGCTGTCTTCCACAGGCTGTTGACCAGTCGTTCGAGTTGGGCGGGACGTCCCTTGGTGGGGATGACGACGAGGGTGTCGCTCACTGTCCCAGCGCCCACTGCCAGAGCCGGATGACGAACGGAATGGCGACTGCGAGGATCAGTAGTCCGATCACTACCAGCACGGTCTTGCCGGTCGCCCCGAGAGGTTCCGCCTCCTTCTTGGGCTTGGGCTCGGTCTCCGTCGGAGGGCGGAGAGTGTGGCCCTTGGTCCTGGGGTCAGGGCCGCGTTCGCCGTACTTGGGATCAGACACGGGTGGTTCCTTTCGTTGAGTGGATGTTAGCGCGGGTCGATGACCTCGAGGAGCCGCGTCACGAGGTGGTGTGCGTAGCCCTCGATTGCAAGGCACTGGTACTCCGGCAGGCACTTGACCTCGGGCGAGTGGTTGTGGCCGTCCATCCAGGTCTCGCGATCGGCCCTGAACTCTTTGCGCTCGTCCTCGGTCAGGTTCGTCATTCCCCAGGCTCCGTTGCCGGGCGTCTTGTACTTGACCCAGTGCCGGATGCGCTCGTCCTGATCGTTCTCCTTGAAGCCGGTGTAGATCCCGGGGTCGTTCCACTCCCGGGCCTCTGCGACGAGGGCCTCGATGTCTGGATCGCTCATGTCAGTTCCAATGTCCGAAGTGCTGGTGGCGAACCCACAGAACGCGGCGTCGCGGGGTGGGGAGGGTGAACAGGTAGAAGACCAGATAGATGCACATCACGATGACCATGAAGATCACGGCGGCGACGGTGGTGACAATCTTCATCAGCTGTGATCCCGGAGCGAGTGCATGAACCGGGCGCGCTCGACGGACTCATCCCACGTCTCGTCCGCCCACATCGCGCCGTAGTGGTGGTAGGCCCCGGAGGCGTGCGTTGTGAGTACGACTGTGCTTCGCCCCTCGTACTCGCGAGGGATCAGGGCGGTGATCTCCTCCCCTGTCGGGAGCACATCTCCGACCTTCATCTCGCCGTATTTCGTGTCACCTGTGAGGGTTGCCATCGTGTCCTTTCCTTCCGATTGACTAAGGTACCACCCGGAGGTAATACCCACCTCTATCAAATAAATCGACGGCTTCTACTTCCCGCCTAAACACTGGGGACTTCGGGGTATTTCTTGATTATTTGGTTTCTAGGAGGTGTGTATGGGTACTAAGAGGTACCCATACACACCGTTAATCAATAAATGAATCAAATAACTCCGCGGCCCTACGCGCCGATCTCCGGGCTTTTGGGCCACGGACTGACGTATGTACCATCCGGGGTCTGTTCGCCCGGGAGCGCGTCAGGCGTGGCCGGGTCGAGGGCCCTCCAGAGGATGACCAGTTGGTTGTAGACCGTGAGGCGCTCGTCGAGGTCGGCAATGATGTGATCGTCGAGCGAGTCAGCCAGCCCACGCAATTCCTCTCGGGCTAGCTTCACAAGGCCACGGGAGGCCGCGAGGTCGGCCGCTAGTCCCTGCATCGCGTAGAGGAGGGTCAGGGTGAACTTGTCGCCCACGAGGTTGTCCGTCTTCACGCTCCAGGGCTCGCCGTGTCGGAAGGCCTGCATCTTGTAACCCTCGGTGAGTTCAACGGCGTACTTGCCGCCCTCCCATTCGATGCGTTCGGGCTTAGTGGTCATGGTGTTCCTTCCGGTGGGTTGTTGCGGTGGAGGACGGCGGAGCCGCCGTAGGACTTGAGGGCGGAGCGCTGCCAGAGGATCGAGACGCGAGCACCGAACAGCGTGCGGTAGAACCCGTCCCACTCGCTCCCGCCTCCCTCGTAGGCGAGGTCGAACCGCACACGCCACGGACGGCGCTGATTGCGGAGCTCCCGGCGACGGACGTGCCGCTCGCGCCAAGTCATCGGCACCATCGCGTCCGGGAGCTTGTTGTGTCGCTTGGCGTACTTCTCGTCACGGGGAACCGTGTTGAGCGTCCACCATCCACACCAGCAGACCCACATCTCCCGGTCGTCGCCGTGACCGGTGCCTTCGTAGAAGACCAGGCTTGCGTGGTGGGCACGGGGCTTGAGGAAGGTAGTCACTCTCCGTTCCCCTCCATCCGGTACTGCGCGGCCGAGCCGAGTTCATCCACGAGGTCCATCAGGCGGAAGGCCTTGGACCGGTCGATGCGAACGCGGAAGACCACCGTGCCGGGCTTCACCGGACGCCACTTGCCGTCGGCCTCCTCGAGGATGGTGAACTCCGTGAAGTGAGTGGAGGGCCACGAGTGCCCGGGGCTGTACTGCTTGGCCACCCGCTCGAGGACGGTCTCCAACGGAAGCTCCTCCTCGTTGACGCCTTGGACTTCAACCCCATTGTGACGGGGCACCCACTCATCGTCGTCGACCCGCTCCCATTGGAGGCCGTTGCCGCCTCGGATGCGTCCGCCGATTGGAACCGCGGCCAGCTCCATCAGCCGGTCGTAGGCCTCCTGGTCCAGCCGCATCTTCCGCCGTTGGTTGTCCAGTTCCTTGCTCATTTGCGTGCTCTCGCTTCCTTGATTGCTTGGGCCTCGGCCTTCGCCAGGGCCGTGAGGCACTTCTGGCAGGTCTCGGAGTCCTTCTTGGGTGTCTTGCTCCGGGAGATTTGCAGTTCCCCGAGAATGTTCGAGCGGGTGTACCCGCACCACGCGACATAGGTGCCCCACTTCCCGCCGTCCTCCTTGGCGAGGTGCCACCTCGGGGTCTGATTCTTGAAGTCGCCGTAGAACGCGCCACGCTTGAATGTGACGACCACGGGCCTATCGTTTGGCACGCTGCAACTCCTTCGGGATCGGGTTGGCCTTGAGCCAGTCGAAGATCGGGTTCAGACCTCCGGAGGTCCAGGCGTTGAAGAGCATCACCGTCTCCGGGTAGGCCTTCGCCATCTCCGCGCGGCGAACGATGTCGGCCTCCAGGAGCACCTTGAACACGCCCTCGGCGTAACGGGAGACGAACGGAGTCCGCTCGAAGAACTCGACCCGGGCTGCGGTCTGGTTGTGGCCCACGTTCACCGCCAGGAAGGTCACCGCCTCGTAGGCGAGCGAGTCCGGCAGGAGCCGACCGTCCTCGGTCCAGATTGTCATGACGGCTCCCTTCCAGGCTCCTCCGCCATTACAGCGTCGGCGAGACCGTGGAGGGCACGCGACATCTGCTCGCGCGGGACCGGGATCGGGTTGTCGTCCTCCTCGACCTCGTTGAACCGGGCCTCGAGGTTGCCATTCTCGCCCCAGGAGAGGAGGACTACGGCCGCGAGGGTGTTGGGCACCTCCAGATGCAGGAACGCCATCAGGGTTCGTCCTCCGTCTCCGGCT